AAAATTCCATCCAAGTCTTGTTGGTAATGGTTATAGTTCGAGGCTTACCGGGAGTCGCCGCAATCGTGGAAACTTGTTTGCCTGTTGCCGGGTCTTTGGTTTTAGTTTTGAAGCCCTGTTCTTTTGCGATTATGCCTGCAATCTCCGCGTCTGTTTTTCCTTTGAATTGACGACGTTCTTGACTAATAGAAAGCTTTGCCTCTTCCTCGCGTTCACCTTGAAACGTCCACGCAATGTGACCGGTTGCGGGAAAATCATATTTAGGTCTTTTTAATTTGAAGTTACCAAAATCCTCCATCTCATTTTCGTAACCCATTTCTAAAGATATAATTATTCCTTCTGCTGCTTTGGGATCACTAAGAAAGATAGGATTTGCGTTTATTACTTCAATGGACACAGAATCAGGTTTATCGGCTCCCTCTTCGTATCTAACGGATTTTATTGCCGCACCCAATGATGATATAGTCTCAACCTTTGTTTGTTCGACCCTGACGTTAAATAGTGGCCTTCGTCTGTCCATGTTATACCGACCTACTCCTGAAATATTCTGGTGATGGTATTAATATTTTTGATCCCGGCACCGGATCAAACGGTGTAAGTAATCCGTTTACTTCCGCAATAATCCACCATAAAGTTTCCGATCCGCCATACTTATATGCAAGCGCGTCCAACATATCGCCCTCTTTAACAACATACTCGACTGCATTGGGATCATCAAAGCCTTCCTCGGTAAGCAAGGTTCTTAAATGTAGAAAAGTTTTTGTGCGATCCTCTATAACTCGCGTTCTATCTAAACCTGCATATCTTGATCCTTTGAATGACGGCATTTCAAATCACACTCTCTATGTACTCGTTTAATGTTAAGTCTACTGTTGCGCGAATCGTTATTAGTTCAATATCAAATTGTGATCTGTCTATTTTCATATCGCGTATAACAAAAGTTTCTGAAGCTTGACCGGGATTGCGAGGTGTCAACGATTTTCCACTCCATTCTAAGGCCAACAGTGAAGGCGGTTTTGAATTCCCACCATCCTTCGGAGGTTGCATTTTTGTCATTATCCAATTCAAACTTTCTTCAACGTCCATCCTGTTTTCGCCGTACCTCCAGAAATCCAGAAAGAAAAGACGTAAAGGAATTGTATGCGGCCCGCCGCTTGTCCACTGCATAAGCGGCCTTTGATAACCTGGAGCCTGAATGTCAGTCCAGTTTGCAACGAGCGTTTGTTGAAGATTCGGAGGGTTAAAGTGAAAAGATAGATAATCAGACGGAAACTCAACATCAATGAGTGCGCCTTTTATGGGTACGGGCCACTCTTTACCATACAATGAAATAGTTTCGGGCAGTGTGGCTTTGCGTTCTTCTGGACTCGCTTGTGCTCTGGATAAGTTTTTTAAATCTTTTTCGCCTTGTTTTCGCGACTCGAACTTAGAAACCGGCCTCGCTACTTGTGAAGGATCAACGTATACAAGTTCTTTTTTAAATAATCCTTTACCGATCATTATTCAGTTCCCCTTCCGACCTTCTCCTTTACTGAGAAGTTTTGCGACGCCTCTTCGTAGGCAACTTCTTTAATTGATCTATAAATTTCGCGTCCGTCAAGATAAACTGGCATTTCAATTACTACCGTTTTTATTTCCGCACCCGACGACTGGCGAAATGGAGAAGAAAGAGATTCCGCCCCCGCCGCTCCGACCGGTGCTACTCTTTCACCGGCTTCAAGCATGGCGGGAACTTTAATACCTCTTGGAATTGCTCCCGCTTCAAAATTAGGTGATAAAGTTACAGTGCCACCAACATCAAATTTAGGAATTTCGGGAATTGTAATTCCAATTTTATGTGCTATTTTTCTAAACGGAAGTAGAAGAACATTAAGATAACTTAAATATTTATTAACGGCCCATTTAAAAACATTTACTGCGGTAGACCAAATTCCGGTTATTACTGTTTTTATTCCTTCAAAAACTCCCACTATTTTATCTTTTAAACCTGTTGCTTTATCCCAAATCCATGCAAAGGCACTACCAATAGATTCTTTAATTCCTATTGCTACCCGCTTCATTCCTTCCCATATAGCTATAAACGCCCCGCCTATTTTTTCTTTAACTGCTACAGCAATTTTCTTTACTCCTTCCCACATAACCGAGAAAACATTTTTCATCCATTCCCAAGCGACACCTAATGCGGCTGAAACTTTATCCCAGTTCATTACAAGTAAAACTATTCCGGCTATCAAAGCCACAATTCCAAGAACTATCCACGTTATTGGATTTGCAAGTAAAGCAACTGTAAATGCCCAAGCACCTGCAATTGCGGGTACAAGAGCAGCCGTAAATGCAACTATTCCAGCAACCGCCGTGGTAGCCATTGTAACCGCAAAAGACGCTACTGCCGCAGCCGCGTTTCGTATTAATGTAATTGAAAAAGCAAGAGCTTTTTTTCCCGCCATTACAAGGGAAGATGCAAATTTTTTAATACCAGTTGCTGCGGCAAGAGCAGCTTTTTTAGATGTTGCAACAATTTTGTCTCCTACCTCTGAAAGATATACTCTGGTCAAAATTGTACTTTCGTTTAGGAACATAAAAACTTTTCCAAGTCCACCAATGCTTACTGCGGCATACGTTGCCATGCCACCCATGACAGCTAACGCGCCACCTACGAGTAGAAATATACCTAACCCCGCCGCAAAAAAAGTAACTGCCTTTTGAGTCGCGGGAGACAAATTTATAAGCCATGATAAAAGATTAATAACTGCATCCGTTATTTTAATAACTGCCGGTTCTAATATTTTCCCCATTATTATTCCTAAATTCGACACTGAACCAGCAGCAGTTTTTGACTTTGAAGTTAAACTTTCTGTTACTTTCAAAAACTGTTCATGCGAATAAGTACCTTCATCAAACTTTTTAGTGGCAGCAGCCATTTTTTCTTGTAGCGATGTTTGAATTCCACCCAATCCCATTAAAGCCCTTCCAACTCGAACTCCTCCCAAGCCGAGTTCATCAAGTGCTTTTAACTGTAAATCCGCAGTTCCACTCATTGATTTTAATTTATCAATAAACAATCCTAACGTGGCGGGTGCATCTTTCCGAAATTTCTGTCGTAATTCCGCTTCGGATATTCCAACAAACTTAGCAAATTTATCCATGTCCGTAGCCATCAGAGAAAAGAACCGAGTCATCGCAGACGCACCTACCTGAGATGTAGTTGCAGCATCACCAATTGCTCCCGCCATTCCTATTGTTTGTGCCTCTGTCCAATTCATCATTCTTGAAAGTCCTAATAAACCCTCGGTAGTATCCAAGAGTTCGCTTTCGGTAACTTTAGAAGAACTTGCAGTATAGAGTAAGGCAGAAGTTAGCCGTCCGAGGTCTTCCGGTGCCGTTCTAAATAATCCCATCATTTTCCCGACACTCCTGCTTAATTCATCAATGGGAACCGTTTCCATTACCGACCCTAATTCAATTATAGCAATAGAAAACGCTTCTGTTCCTTTTTGACCTTGTTCTGCAAAAATACCCATTCGAGCAGCACCCATAGCGACTTCGGCCATCTCATGAGCGGAAACAGGAAGTGCCGCAGAATATTCAAGGAAATTTTTACTCATACTCTGAACAGCTTTAGTAGTAGCACCCGAAACGGCTTGAAACTTCGTCATCGCATGACTGTATTTTGCTGATTCATCAACAGTTTTTTTCAAGGCGAATATAATACCCGCCCCACCAATCATTGCACCCGCTCCAACCTTTGTAGCAATAACCGCTCTCTTCTGAGTTTTTATACCGCGTTCGGTTGCATCGTCTAACTTGCCAAAATTCTTTTCGGCGGTCTTCATTCCTTTAGACGCGAAATCCTTAAAGGTAAGTACAAGACCCATTCCCATTGATCCGGCAACCATTTAACTATTTCCTTTTCATTAATTCCGCGTATTGGTCAACAAGAAATCCGATATAATTCCTATCTTCATCTGATAATTCCATTAATTCCGACAGAGACCAGTGAGTAACAAGTCCAATGTTAAAACACTGTTTCAAAAGATTTTTCCTTTCTATAATTACTACCTCTGCCGGTTGAACATAAAATCCACTATATCAAGTTTTGCGGGAAAGGTCTGACCGCACTCTTCACATTGAATTAACGGCATAGTGTTCAAACCAGGTGAACTTTCTCCGAACTTTTTATCAATCCAATCTAAATGTTCGAGGTCAAGTTCTTCTTCAATAAAATTTTTTCTGAAATTTATTTGACCGTTATATTCAAGTAAGGAAAGTTGTAGAGTTAAATATGCCATTTTAACCGGATTGGTTTTTCCAAAAGGCACAACTTTTTCCTGAATCTTCCCATTAGGAAGTTTAAGTTTGAAATCACAACCGAGTTTTTCATTCTTAAAATACCCGACCCAATTTTTTCCTTCCGGCTTAAAAATGGTTTCGCTTACGTTAGTCGTTTCAAGATTGTCTAAAGTAAAAGAAATATTAATCTTTTCTTCACAGTGAGGACAATCACCTGTAGTTTCAATTTCGTCATCGAGCCCCGAACTCTTTTGTCTGATAGCAAATGCCAACACGTCACGATCCGGAACGGTAAGATCGAGAATATAATCTTTTTCTGGACTACCAAGTTGCAAATCTCCGATTGAAGTTACACATTCTCGGAGCAAAGTTGAAAGTGCACGTCCACCGTTTTTGCGACATTCCGGCTGCGCAAGCATTACTCGAATTTTACCTGAGAGCCCTTTTACTGTGGCGATGCTGTGAACGATGCCGCCGTCATCAATGATCCCAACAGGCAAGCGGATTTCACCATCCACCGTCATTGCCGGTTCTTCTTCGGGAATACCGTTGTTACTTTCTTTTTTGCCGTAGGTTTCGTTTGAGGTTTGTGGGACTGATACGGGTGTAGATTGAGAATCGGGCGCAAGGCTACCCCTTTCTTCCATTACTTTTGCCTGCTCCATCCCGGCTTTAACTTTCTGTTCTCTACTCTCCTTCTCGTCCTGGCCTGTGTCAACTGACTTTGATTTGTCGTTGCCCATTACATGGCCTCCTTTTGTTTTTAATTACCCCGGTTTCCGTAGTAATTTATTTGGTACCTCATTTCTTTACTATAGTACGCCAAGTTCGTTTTGTCAAAGGTGCGTTGGCTTCGAATCATTTCCACGTCTTCTTGTTTCAAGTTTTCTTTTTAAGTTTGCAACCTTTACCGGATCTAATAAATCCTGTTGAATTTTTTGTGCTTGATTTGATAAATCCCTTGCGGTTCTTATTGCAAGATTGGTTGCTGAAATTGCTCTTGCATCTGCGGCAACTGCGTCTGTGAATTCGCACATGTTATTTATCCCTCCAGTAATCTTCGTATTGCATTTAACATTTGCGAAGTTTCCCGTAAACTTCCTGACACTTCGCTCGATAATGCTTCTATTCTACTTGCAACTGTTGCGTTAGAAGTTGCAATAGTTCTTACTTCACCTTTAACATCTGCAACAGTTTCTTTGAGTGATGCGACTTGCTCCGACGTTCTTTCTATTTTGCCTTCAACCGAAACTTTATTATGCCAGGTGAATGTTCCATCGGGGTCTTTTACGTTGTGCCACTCTTCAAGTTTTTCTAATGTATTTCTGCAAATTCTAATTTCTTCCTTTAATATTTTTAACGAATCTTGTTCTTCATTTACGCCACCATTTTTCTTTTTTTGAACATAAGAAAAGGCCGCTTTGAAAATATCTACTGCAACTTTTGAAAAAGTTACTAGAGTTATAGCAAGGATATAATAAATTATTTTCGCATATTCCGGTGCTTGCACAATGATGTCTGGTTCCATATTATTTCTCCGATGTTATTCTTCAGTTCCGTACTGCTTGATTTCAGCCGAACCGTCTTTGAAAAAATCATTTATTTCATCCTTGAGTGCCACACGTTGCAAATTTACTTTCACAATTTTTCGTGCAACTTCAGCGCACTTAGCATCGTCTTTTTCGTCAACAACATCATCTTGCAAATGCCACAAACGAATATCAATCGTGATTAACTTGTCGATTTTTTCGGCTATCGTTTCCATTTCTTAAACTCCTTTTCTAAGCACGAGTGACGCGCAAGTTCTCATGCTACCATCCGCCAATCTCATTTTGTTCTCAAGGCATGCGCGAGTTATTTTTGCCTTTTCTGAATTTGGTGAATGGATAGGGTTTTCTCTCAGATAATATTCCCGTCCATCCGCAACTTCATAATTTACTCCGCCAGCCTGTTTAGCAAGTCCCTTTAAATTGTTTACAATTTTTGATATGTCATATTTATTGAATTGGCTCCACCCATTAAACCCAAAAATTTTAAAGTCGATAGTGTGTGAAGATAACGTTCCCGGTTTCAAAACACGAATTGTTTCTGTCAGGCCTTTCACGATGGAGTTCAAGAATGGTTGACGGTCTTCGATTTTGAGATTGTCAATGTGTTCGAGCACGCATGTGCTGGTAACGAAGTCGAAATAATTGTCTTCGAAAGGTAGGTTAAAAATGTTTGCAGATAAAAAATTGATTCCAAGATTCGACAAGTGTTTCTCATAAATCGGATTTAAGTTATCTTTATCGCAACCATAACACTCGCACCCTCTGTTCTTAAACGCAACGAGAAGCGGACTTCCACCAACTCCAATATCTAAAACTCGATCTCCTTCCTTTACTTCCGCCACGTGAAGATTCAGAGGCCACTCCCAGTATCGTATTCGGTGAACCGTTAGCGGCACGCCATTTGAATGAAGGCTGTCAATAAGATCATTAATCTCGTTTGACTCAGCAGACAAGCCGTCTTTTAAATCCGACTCTTCGTATACTTTATTCCACAGCATTTTGATCCCTCCAAATAAGACTTTTTCTTTTATCTTTCGTGCCGTCCAGTTTCTTCATTTCACTTATTATCTTATCCGCCGATAAGTCGTCCGACATTCCACAATCACTAATCAATCTTCCCGCAAAAGGCTCTCCTGCTGCCGCAGCCCAATGATAACCATTAACATTATCGAGGTAACCCCTACCTTGTTTTGGTTTCTCTACAACGGCAAGAGTAGGTACAGCATGCAACCAAGCCAGGTGCATCATTCCCCCGTCTATGCACAGCATATAATCACATTGTTTTAATACAGCAATTTTTTTGCGGATTGGTTCGTCAAATAATCCATAAACTTCCTTTTTATCTTTTATTTTATCCCACAAACCAAACAACTCGGCTGTTCGTTTATGATAAATAGAATTCAGATTATTCAAATCCTTTTCGTGCGGTGCGCCGAAAACTACTATTCGATAATTTATTTCCAAAAGCTTGTCAATAATTTTACACCACTTCGATGCAGAGAGGCATGTGCGCCCTTCATCTTTTGAAAACCAATGAATTCCGACTAAAGGTTTGTCTCCATTAACGGCCTTAAAAGTATCTCCAAACTCCTTCTCTTCTGAAGATAGGTGTATCTCTGCAAGGTCATGTTTGAAATCGTTTATGTCAAGTTGTAGTTGCTGAAAAAAATCATCCATTGTGATTGTGTGTTGTCTCGGAAATCTAATGAGCGCATACACTCGATTTACTGCGCGACGGAATGTAACATCTGGATTTGTCTCCGGCCTAAACCGACCGTACTCATACTTATTCAAATTACAATCATCTTGCATAAATGAATATACAGAATCAAACATAAAACCGTTTTCACTTGCAGTTACTATTTCATCTATACAAGGATCGAGTTCAAATAGTTGTCGAGTAAAGTTTGCACCATTCCCAACGATTTGCAAGATAACATATAAATTTGGAAATATTTGTTTCAAGTGCTGAAGAACTCTAAAATATGCGAGATTTTTATAATGATGCGCACAATCTCCGAGTCCGCCACCGATCCATATTGACACCTTAAAATCAATTTGTTTCCCGATATTTTTCCAACGGTCGATGCTTGTCATTTCATTGGCCTCATTTAATTAATCCGGTTTCCGTAGTAATTAAATTATTTCGTTCCTTTTTCTTCTTCGAATGATTTTGGTAACTTGTCTAAAATTTCAAGAACGCGATGTTGAACTGCTTCATACGAATGGTCTTCAATTAATTTACGTTCGGCATATTCTACAACTTCTTCATAAAATTTTTCATCTTCGATAAGTCGAGTTCCTATTTCAATCGCCTTGGCTATATTAAATGGATTGTCGAGAAATGTTCTCGGATAAAGTTTTCTGCCCGCATCCGAACCAGAACAGATGCAAGGAATTTTTAATCCCGCACATTCATATTGAAACTGTCCTCTTGTGTAAAGCATGTCAAGGTGAATCGCCATGTAACACGGACTTAATTCCCTGACGTAGTGCATCCAAGGCGCCATTCTTAATTCAAGAAATTTGCTTTCGCCGCTCTTAGCGGTTCCGGTGTCTATGCCGAAAATTTCTTCCATATAAATCCCATTTACACGTTGTTCGCCGCTACCGGCCGGATCATGGTTTGGGTGAGCAAGAGCACGTATGTCTGGAAACCTCTTTTGTAACGCTGCGAAAGTACCCCAAGAACCAAGCGTGTTTCTCTCATAACGCCTGCCGCCGAATCCCTTTCCCATCTCAACTGCTATTTCTGATTTATATTTTTTATTTGTTTGAACGGAACGGATGTAGTCAATAGGATAAGGGATATTAACATGATGAATTTTTTTGCCGTCCGACATTATCTCAAAGTAGCTATCAGCATCTTCGGCCCAAGTAAAAACATAATCCGCCTTTCTGATAATTTGCATATATTTTGTTTTTTCTTCCGGCAGCATAGTATTGCAATGAACCCCCACAGGCCCATCAAGATACACTATGACCTTACTACATGGATGTTTTTCAACCAACTGTAAATACGGATCAATCGTTTCGGGCAAATTCGACAGAAAAATCATCATAACGTCATGCTGTTTAAAATCGTAACCGGGAATGTCTTTATAATTAAGGATTTCACCACGTAAACAATATATCCAGTTAACCGCCGATTGAGTCACCGTGAGTTCGCGCATGTTTTTGTGACTGCAATGTTGGTGTGTTACATATAAGAAATTCATTTTTTCTCCCTACAATTTTTTTCTATGTTTTTTTGCTCAATAAATTTTATTTCAAATAATCTACCTTTTTTCTTGTTCCGTCCCAGCGGATTTCGGGTGTGAGGGTATCTTTGTATTCTTCTATGCGGTCCTTATTTTTGATCAGGTCTTCGATCATGATTTTCATTTCGCCTTTTATGTCGCGAGTGGGAATGTAGCCCAGGTCGAGCAGGTGCTGGTGGTCGGGCACGTAGCGGTGGTCTTCATTTTCCATACGCGGGTTTTCAATGTTGCGCACCTCGACATCCAGGCCGAGCCCGCCGCCCACCTCTTTCACCATTTCGCACAACTGCGTTATGTCGTACACTTCCTCGAACTGGTTGAAAACGCGGTACTCGCCCTTTTTGGGCGGGTTAGTGATAGCAAGAGTGAGGCACTGCATGGAATCGCGCATGGGCAGGAAGCCGCGTTTCTGGTGTCCCGCACCAAAGGGAGTCAGCGGCTCTCCGATAACAGCCTGGGCGCAGAAGCGGTTGATGGCAGTGCCGAAACTCTCGTCGAAATCGAACCGTGTAGCCAGCCGCGGGTCGCCCTCCATCTCATCGATCTGAGTACCGAAAACCACGCCCTGCATAATATCCGTCGAGCACAGGCCCCATATCCGGCAGGCGAACATCACGTTGAAAGTATCGTGCACTTTAGTAAGGTGATACCAGCTGCCCGGCTGGCGGGGGAAGGGGAGGCGGTCTTTTCTGCCGCGATATTCTATTTCAAAAAAACCTTCAGGAATATCGATGTTCGGCGTGCCGTACTCGCCCATGGTGCCCAGTTTAACGAGTTGAGCTTCCGGACAAACGTCGCGCATGGCGAACATCAGGTTCAGGTTGCTCAGGATATTATTTTCCTGAGTAAACACCGCATGTTTCACATCCACCATGCTGTAAGGAGCGGAAGGTATTTCGCCCAGGTGCACAATGGCTTCAGGCTTGAAATCCTTCAGGCACTTTTCAGTGAAATCGTAGTCGAGAAGATCGCCTTCCCTGAAGAAGACCTCTTTGCCCGATTTTTCCTTTAACGTCTCCAGCCGTTCTTCCATCGAAAGGATGGGGATGGCGGAATCGCATTTCATTTCCGCAACGCATTTGCGGCGCAGGTAGTTGTCGCAGCCGCCGACCTCGTGGCCGCGCGCCGACAAGTACAATGTTAAAGCCCAGCCGAGGTATCCGTCGATTCCGGCAATAAATACTCTCATTGTTTACATCCTTTCTAAAATTAATATGTCCCACGAATAACGATACCCCATACCTGAATGCATTGCTTCAAAAGATCGCTCATGGTCTACTTTAAATAAACCTTCTGCTTCAAAAACACGTTTCCACCAAGTAAGCGACTTTATTAAAACATGACTCGGATCGGCGTTATCTGGATTGCTTTTCTTTTTTTCTTCTTTATCACCGCGATTTGTTGCTACTTCAATAAATAATTTACCACCTTTTTTTAGTGCATCCGCTAAATGATGAATAACACGATAAATATCTTTTTCATAAATGTGTTCAAGCGTTTCGCGGCTTATAATAACGTCAAAGAATTCAGGAAAACAAGGTATACAATCCGTAACTGAAACACAATATGTTTTTTTGCGAACCCAATTATTTTTAATCGCCCACTCACTAACGTCAATTCCGTAAGCATCAAAACCCATTTTCCGTAACCAGTAAATTACATTTCCTCTGGCGCAACCTACGTCAAGGAGTTTTCCTTTTTTAATCTTACTAAGCATACTGACTACATATTCCGCATAATCTTTATGCCACTCGTTTTCAAGCGCAAACGCTTCTTCATTATACCATCCTCGATCTCCACTAACATTAAAATATGATTCGTCGAAATATTTGTGGTATTCATATTTCGATAATTTTTTTTGTTTTTTCATAAATTTCCTCAGAAGTTATAGATTGTAGACACGGTGGTGGATAAATTTCTCTTTCGTTTTTAGGACGCAACTTACAATCAAGACTACTCCAACAAGGACAGTACGGCCACTCTGGACTTTTTCTTGTTCTTTGAATCGGAATCATTTCGGGAAAATATTTTCCAAAAATTCTCAAATCTTCGACACCAAAAATTGCAACGGTTGGAATGTGAAACAAATTAGCAACATGAAACATACTCGTTGCTACTGTTACTACCGCATCCAATCTTCGTGTCAGACACAACCATTCTCTGAGTCCGACATTCACATCAACCGCGTGTTCATATTCCAATGGTTCTGAATGAAAAATAAAACAACTGGCACCTTTAGAATTGAGCATATTGATTAGTTCCTGAATTACACTTCGTTTTAAGTCTTTACTTGGATGTGCACTTACGGGAGAAATTCCAACAAATGGTCTCTTGAAATTTACAAAAAAATGATCTGCCATATTCAATTCTCTGCCAGTAAATCTGAAACGTGCTTTATATCCATTTATTTTAATTCCTAAATATGATGCCCACAAATCGGTGCGATGTTGATCTACAAAAGGCATTTTGGCAAACTCATAAATTGCCGCTTTACCAAGAGTATTAAATGATCTTTTGTATCCATTTTTATTGTTAATATTTTTACAGTCAATGATTCTATCTACTGCAGGATGATCGCAGATAAGAGGAAAATATTTTTCTGGAATCGCTACGGTTAAATTGCAATCATGTTTTTGTTTAATCCCTTCAAATAATACGCGGTGCATTAGAATGTCACCTGCGCCCCCTGCGTTTCTATAGACGAGTATTTGTTTATCCAAACCCTTAGTAGACCAAGCAGTGATACCGCCTTGTGTGTTTTCTTGATATTTTATATTTTTTCGCATTAATCAAAAATCCCTTAATTCGTTAGTCGAGAACCACATCTGAGATAATTTCCACCTTCACCGGCAACCACAGTATTGAGGCTGGTAGTATTGTCATCTTCGCCGCTTATTTTTGTAACGGCCCGAATAATAACATGAACATCACTTCCAATTTTCAAAACAGAGCCATCGGCATAGGATGCAATAATGAAATTCTCATTCGTTGTTTCTGCCAAGAAATATTCGCTGTCTTCGCCGAATGAGTCTGGAGCGGCGTCGGCCCGAATGTATATCCTATAAAAAACATTATCGCCATTCGCATGTGTAGCGCCGTTCCACGAAGCGCTCAACGTGAGGTTGTCGTTTGCCGCGAGCGCCTGGACACCAGCGGTGCTGTCCCACGAGGGCGGAGCGATGATGGAGTTATCCGCTTCGGTGTAATAGATGTATTTTGCTTTTGCGCCGCCCCCGGAGCCGAATCCGATGTTGAGGTGGCTTTCCTGGGTCGCTCCGCCCTCGAAACTGACGTCGTTGGCGATGAGGTATGTTTCCAGATCCGCGCCGAAAGTCGAGAGGTCGCACCAGCCGTAGACGCAATTAACGAAACGGGTTCTGAGGATTGACGCGGGTAAATATTTCCGCGACGCGCCGCCCGCAAAAAGAAATCCATAACTATTATTTTCTACAAGTGTGTCGACGAAAGTGCTGTTGGAATTTATCGAAACGATACCGGCGCGAAAGTTGTATATGTGTCCCCACGTAGATTCAACATAAGGCTGTATCATGTAATAGAGGCCGGGCTTCACAGTGTTGCCGACGATTTTCGCACGATGATCCGCGCTTGTGCCGAGCAAGCGAAATCTGCTGGTGAGACCTACACCGTACAAGCCACCGTTATTAACAGTGTGATGGTATGTAAGAGCGACATCGGCCTGGACGTCTATGAAGCCTTCTTTGGTGGGCCGATCTCCGGCCTGGTTATCTCCGATATGAGTCCAGAGAATATCCATGTCTTCGTTAATGTCGACACAGGCGCTGTCGAAACTATAAAGTATATCCGTACTGGCCGGCGGACTTCCTTTAAGCGCTGTGAGATCCGCGACATCTGCACTGGTGTCAATTTCAAAGACTCCGGTGCCGACGACACCATAAGTGTTAGCCATTTGTCAGCTCCGGTTTGGATTCTGGAAAATCGCTCCATTGCCTCAGGAAAGATTTCACAGAAGGATTGTTTGCGGTTAATTCCTGACTAAAGACGGATGCTGGAACATCTGTTTGAACAACGGTGCGGACAGGTGTGTGTGTCATAAGCCTGTAAGGGACGTCAATGAGGATGCGGCCATCGTCGCCTGCGCTTACGATGTAGTAATAATTCATTGCCCTATGCTCCTTGTCTTTTAATATTCTAAGTTCGCTGTCGAAATCGCCGTCTTCGTTTTGCCGCGCCTAATAGTAGTGGTTCACCAGACCACCACCTGATATGACGTATCTTCTATCCAGGTTAACCTAACTTGATCTACATTCAAACATTGTAAATCAAAATTTTTGCCAGGCCGAATCACGAATGGTTCGCCAAAACTATCTCCGTCATCTGAAATTTCTACTTGAATATTTCCACTGCCATAATTTTCGATAAATCCGGCTGTCCCATTCCTTTCCAGATCGGTGTTAACATCAAGCACAGTCGGACTGTCTTCCGTTTTAAAACTGGCATCGTCGTATGTCTTGTTTCGACCCATAATAACTCCTCCTGTTGCAAGTTTTCGTGATACACCGGCAGCATCTTTAAACTTTATTTCATCATCTTCTACATCTACAAACATTGATCCGCTATCAGCGTCGTCGGCTGAAATTGGTGTAAATTCTGTAGAAATAAATTTGCTCTTTCCTGTTTTACTATCAAGCGACCATCTTAATTCCGGATAAGAATCAGTTGCTTTTCTGCCATGCAACAAATTACCAATCCATGCTTCACTTCCGAATCTGCTGTGATTATCATCATCTCCATCTCCAAAATTAGTATCACCTTTACAAGATAAGTTTTTAGCTGCAAAATCAACAGGATTATCGTCACACGAAAGAAACTCAACTCTTTCTGTCTCATAATCCCATTTCATACACAGCGGGCTTGTTCCACCTAAGTGAATGCCAACACATTCGCTACCACAATCTTTATCTGCGCCTACAACGAGATTATTTATTTTAACTACATCGGTATCGACTATGACGATTCCCCTGATATTGATTCCGTGACAAGTCGGACATTCGGTTGGTTCAATCGGATCGTTTTCTTGTACTACAAACTTTTGCAACTCGCACGTTTCACAATACAACCGCCATTTATACATTAAACCGTACCTCCAGTGATGAAATTCTTGCTTTCCCGGTTAAAGTCGGATTTCTTCTTATCTGAAATTCCCATTGAGCTTCACTGGTAGAAATATTTGTAAGGGAACTATCCTTATCTATTGTGGGCGTAGTCCCCGTACCGGGATTTCCTCCTGAAGCTATTACGTTGCTTGCGTTTGTAATATCGAGTATTTGCCAATCACAACCACCTCCGGCACTACTGTTTGAAATTATTACGGCAACTACATTTGGTATTCCTATAAAATCTGAACCGGAAAACAAAACTGTCGAAAATGCTTCCCACCCGTTTGTTGCACTTCCTTCTATATAAGGATTTGCGGCACCATCTGAAAAAGAAAAGTGCATAGTCTTTTTGAGTAAATTCTCAAGTGCATCTTTAACCGTATTCCCTGGCACCGAAGAGTCATTGGTAAGACGGCTTGCTTTCTGAAAAAGTTTATACGCCTCATTTTGTGCGGAAATTGTAATGTTTCCATGCTCCCCGATGATAGAAGTAGGTGTATTGTAAATGTCAACATCACCGTCTAAAAAAACATCATGTAAGACGGCAGTACCTACAGGAGCAGTTGTGTTAATACAAACGGAATCGCCACCACCATTATTTACTACAACACCACTTTCAATCTTCAATATCGTTGTTGAACCCGCACGAATGTTTATGGTTTCCGAGACTGCGGAATTATTCGTTACCGAACAAGCAGTCAAAGTGATACTTCCGCTCGATCCATCAAGTGATTCTATCGCATTGTTATTGTTAACTTGAATCGCACAACTGAGTGCTTGAATTTCGCCGCCGCTTTGCTTCCATATAGGCGCATCTTTTGTTGCATTTATTAACTCGCAATCTATTAAGGTTGTGTTGGCATTAGTCCGTAATTCACTAATGCACGAAACACGAGTCATTTTAGTTTGGCAGTTTGTTATAATGATTCCACGGCAATGCAAGTCCGACAAAGCCGTAAATCCACTTGCGTTCGTAGTAATATTACCGTCTATATCTACATCTTTCATGTGCGACCCGGATAGATTCATGTCTTGCCCTAAAACAAGATCACCCGAATAAACTCCTTTGGCAATATACAAAATTACGGCACCTGACGGATGCGCACTTATCGCACTGGTCACAGCCTTGAAAGGAAATTCTCTTGTTCCGTCTTCGACGTAAATATCCGACCTGCCTTTGTCGATATAAACTTTGGTCGAAGGTGGCGAATGTACTTCTCTAAAAATCGGTTCCCAGTTTGGCCCTTTGCTTATGAATTCAATACTGTCGTCGGGAAGCAATTCGAAGTTGGTAGTTATGGCACCGTTAAATGTAATTACTCCGGTGCCAACATTATTACAAAAATAAGACTGACCGACGTTAAAACTCGTTGCCGGAGGCAAAGTTAAGGTAAAGGTACCAAGACATAACACTACGCCCAAATCGTCACCTGTTAAAGTCCCACTGCTATTTTTTTGAACTATCTGTTTCGGCATTGGGTTTGCATGATCCCACTGAGTAATAGTTGGAGCGGAATCGCACCAATATTCCTGAGAATCAGAAATTTCCCTTTCACCTGAAACCGCAAGTGGATCAGGTATTACCAAAACGTTTTCGGCAGATAATGTTAGTATACCAACCCTTATTGCTAACTTGAGTTGAAAATCAACTTTGTAACTGTCTACTTGCAAGTCGGTAGAAGGTGCAACCGCAATCCGAAATCCAAACGCACTAATATCCCAAGGCGTAGTCGCACTTTTGTTTCTCAGTATTATAAAAAGTGGCAGTACTGGCATTGTGTAGTTTCTCCTTTATTACCACGAAATTTCGGCAGTGGCGTTTATCTGCAAAACGGTAAGACCGCCCGATATAACGCAGTCTATTATTTCGTCTTGTTGAACCGCAATCGTAAGGCCGCTGATTGACGCCTTAGTTTGGCCGTTTGGAACCGTCAATTCGTACAAATCACCTGAAAGCGTACCTACCCATTTTACAGAATATCCAGTTGAAGTCATTGACTTCGTGCTTACCGCACGAATAAATCCCGTCTCGGGCAGCACAGGGCCGTAAGGCACTCCACCATAATTTAACACTTGTTCATTATTTTCTGTTACTACTTCCGAACCCCATGTGAAAGCCATCGACTGTGTTAAAGTTACTTCGAGCGGAAACCAATTTGAGCCGTCAAAAGTATAATATCTCCCTTCGTCTTCGACGTATACAGTTGCACCAGCATCAAGCACTGTAAAAACCCAATCCAATGGATCGCCGCCCCACTCCGCAATCTGATTTGGTTTACTCAACCATATACCTGTGGCACTAACCGGAATGAGATACCTGTCAAACTCAACAGGCGTTAAAGTTGACGGATCAGTAACAATTTTCGATATTACACTCTTTTGAAAGTCGATTTGATTTTTTACGGTTGTCCGTTCGCCATTAACTCCATCGCCACCCCACAGTGCTGCACCGGCACCGGTAATTGCACTAAGGTTAAAATTATAATCATTACCGGCACCGTTACTAATAAAAACATTTGGTATTTCAAGATCAACTGTAATACCGGCTCCCGCAAATTCGCCTATTAAAGCCGCCCTTCGGCTTGTTGTACAAATTACAGTAAGATAATCGGTACCAAGATGTCCAAGAATAATGTCGGCATTTTCAGTTCCAACAAAACCAAAATCATAAGGCATACCAGAACCATACAGCGCGGCTGGTTCCGTTGAAAATGGTGGGCCAGCAGAAAAAGAAGGAGGGGTAATAATCATTGGCGAACCAGAAAAAGAAAATGCGTAAACGGAAGCTGGTGGTGAACCGGGAGCACCACCGGGTAAGTTTACATAATTCTTAAGTCCACCACCATTGTCGTAAGCAATCGCACAACAGGCCGCGAGAGTGTAATGATCCGTAACCCACGTTTTAATAAAAGGATACTCAATTACCACAATTGCGCCATTACCACCGCCGCCACCTTCTGTCCATTCAGTACCACCATCACCATCTGATGTAGGAACATACCCGATAGGTACTCCTTGTGAATTCAATCGGATCGGCTTGTCAAATGTTTTTCTACCACCATCTCCGAGTGCCGTAGGGTCTGGAAATTTTGCCATTGTTTTCTCCTTCTAAAAACTACAACGGTTTCCGTAGTAGTTTATTATATTCTCTTTATGCAAACGCAGAAAAACTATGTTGAAGGCCACCAGATAATTTTTGTCCAGTACCTAAGTTGCGACTTGCAATACCGAAGTTCGCAAGTTCGATTGTTTGTAACACTACATCGTTTGAGTTCGCGTCAAGTCCATCGGATTCTATAATTGTGGGCCAAGCGTTAAAAAGTTCCCATGCCTTTTCTGGACGGTATCTTTTATCCAGAACGGTAATTAGCACAGGTCGATAAATTGGTGATTGCAAACCTCTACTCCATCGTAAATGTTCCTCAAACCACAACCTCAAATCCTTTGCTTTGGCGAGGCCGGTTTCAAGAAGCACGTTACCAAAATTAACTTTGCGATCTGGAAATTTATAAGGCACTTGATTACCACCCTCTTCAACTTCCAAAACTGGAACCTCAGACCGCAGGCCGCGCACCTTTGTAAAACCCATTTCTTCAAAACCGGGAATAAAAACTCGGTAGCGAAATTTCATTAAAGGTTGCGGCTTGCGTCCGAGAATCACAGTCATTTTATTACATTCCTCCTACGGGCTTAAATTGTCCGTTCCCATCCGTTATGAGCAAGGGTCAGGCGTTCAAGTTCCACGTCGTCTGATGAGGCGTCGAGGTCGTCGTATTCATCTTTGGTTGCCCACGATTCAGGGACAGTCCATTCGCGTATAACTGCGATTCCGCGATTGTCCAAAAGTTGAATAACAACGTGCCTTCTGGTTTCATCTTCGTCCAGTCCACTACCCACGTTCAAACTGAAGACTTCCTCGCGCCAGATTTTGAAGTCGCTATCGGGGCCTGCGCCGCGTTCGAGGACAATGTTTTCAAACGAAGTGCGACCTGCAAGCTTTCTGTCTGTGGGCGGTTCATCTCCTTCGCGATAAGGCGTAACCGCAGTTTCGGAAGAAAGGCCACTCACTTTCGAGAAACCCATGTGAGCGAATCCCGGCACGTTCACGCGGTAACGATATTTACGCGCAGGAGTATGACGTTTGCCCGGTATCGGGTGTTGCTGTTTCTTCGCCATTTTATGTTACCTCCTGAATCAGTGCGCCGCCGTCCCAAAGTCCGGCAGTGAAAATGATGAACTCCGCAGTCCCTACGATGTTGACTCCTACCTCGATGTTGAGGCGTCCAAGATCGCGCTCGGATTGCGGGTTGTTAGTTTCGTCAATCTTTACAAAGTATGCTTGTGATCTATCGTCGCGAGGTTGTAAGGCTCCTTGCGACCACATGGTATTTAAGAAAACCTGCGCTTCTAAACGCATCTGATCCCAAGTGTCTTCGTGGTGAGGCTCAAATACATATTTCATAAGAGCCTCTGCGATTGATTCCTCGATGTAGTTAAGGGTCAGCCGCTTGTGAACATAGTGCCTACCATCATAAGTCGTGGTGAGTGTACGTGCGCCGAACAAACGAATACCTCGTCCTGTAAAGATTCGAGTCACGTTGACCCCGATAGGATTGAGGATGTCTTGTTCTCCGTCCGTTGTTCTGTGTGTCAGTCCGACAATTCCCCGCACTTCTTCGTTCGCAGGAGCCTTGTGAACACCCCTGAGTGACGCCACACGCGAATAAATTCCCATGTTGGCACCGGAAGGTGGAATGTCTATAGTTGTCGTCGGAGAATCGGGACTGTTGAAAATGTACCACGGATAAAAAAGACCACCGTGTGACGTATCTCGGTTTAACTGCACTTCCTTGAAATTCTTAGCCTCAAGAGCGGTGTCATAGGCATACGGAACATCAAGAAGTGGAAACACCGGGTCGGCGTTTGCTGCCCTGTTCTGACACCACGTAATCAGATACGATTCAACTGTTATTGATGTAACGCCTGGAATGCAGATAAGGTTAAGTTCGTCGATCTTGTCAAACAAGTGTAAACCCGTTTCTGCGCCAAGAACAGAACTGCCGGTATAGTCTCCGTCAACCGGAGTTGTTCCATCGTTACCACCGGAAAGCGCAGCGTTCTCGACGGGATAAGGAATCTTCAAACCGGCAAGCGTTCCTATCGGTGTGTCTATCAGAAGTTCGACAAAGAATGATTGATTGCCGTTGCCCGAAAGTCTGTTCTCAAAATAGTCAACTGAATTCGTCGATTCCATTGAAAGATATTGGTGAGTACCTTCGGTTTGTGTTCCCTGATCGTAAACTCTCAAATTAAATTCCTGTGTGACTGCGATTGAGCCGGAAACGATTGTCGCCGACAAAGTGACTGCGGCGAAGGCTACCTGATTCCCGTTCACTGCTGTTACTACTACGTCCATTTCTTGCGCGGCAGACGCAAACGTAATTACCGAACCGACTACTACTGAACCGGCTTCGGTAAGGTATGCGACGGTTGCGCCAGTTTCCAAGTCCGCTGAAATTGTCGTACTCGACCTGTGCGTTGAGCTGCATCTTACGTCACTGCCTGACGGTATCGGCGCACCCAAAGTTACTGCGGCAAAACCGATCACGTTTGTAGACAAGTTAATCGTCAGGATGGTCACGGTAACCGTAGTTACGCCGTCGCTGATTATGACCCTGTCTCCGAGTTCGACGTTCAGCAAACTTTTCAGTTCGATTTCAGCCTCTCCCGTTGCAAGAATGGCATTAGTTTCGCCTACATATTTCGCGGTATACAAGGCCATGTTATCGCCCCACGCACCCACACTTGTTGCAGAACAATCAATCGCATCTGCGGTGTTGTTCATCGACTTCAAAATCGAAGTCGCCGTGAGTGCTCCCGCACCTGCTACTCGCGCAACGTACAATCTTTCCCCGCCGTTCTCAAAAAATAAGAACGCGGAAATTGCGGCGTAGGAGTTTTTATAAAATCCTCCGTAGAGCCGCTGGTAGTCGCCCCAACTTGTTGCGAGTCCCGGTTCGTCCAGTGGGCCTTTTTTACAAATTCCAACAAGGCCACCGGCAGAAACGCCGACACCGGCAATCAAAGGCTGTCCACCCTTCTCAACTAAATATACGCCGGGGTGTAAAGTCTCGGTCATTAGCCTTTTCCTCCTTTACCTTTTTTTGATTCAATCTTAGGTTTGGAGGAGGTTTCATCTTTCACTTCTTCAACCACCACGAATTTCTTTTTCTTCAACATATTCAACACTTCCGCTGATGTTTCAACAACCTCTTTTTTAAGAGGCTTCGAAATTTCACCGGGAGACAAGTGCAGAGATGTCGGAGGAGAAGTCGCAAGGTTGACACCGTGAACGATGTTATCACGATTTTTGATCTTCATTACTGAACCTCCAGATTCTCAAGATAACCCAATGTAGTGCCTGTATCAAAATAAATGGTTTCGATGGTGTCGAGTGTTTCAAGGATCGTACCACCCCAATCCCATGTCGCGC